CGGATCGTCTCAGTCTGCGCGCCGGCGTGGTACTGGATCGAGAACCCCTGGTGGCGCGCGATCTTCGCCTCGGCTAACCCGCGCGTGACGATCCGCGACTCGGTCTATTGCCGCCAACTGATCGAGAGCGCGTGGTACCAGGAGAGCTTCAAGCCCGACTGGACCTTCGCCGCGGACCAGAACGCGAAGAGCCTCTACTACACGACGAAGGGCGGCCTCCGGATGGCGGTGTCCGTGAACGCGGCCATTACCGGCGATCGCGCCCATGCGCTCTTCTGGGACGACCTCCTCGACGCGAAGGACGCGCAGCACGTCTCGCGGCAGAAGCGCGAGAGCGTCAACTGGTGGTATGACATCGCCTACGCGAATCGCCTCGCGAACCCGACGACCGGCGTGATCTGCGGCATCTCGCAGCGGCTGCACGAGGACGACCCCGCGGGGCACGTGCTCAAGAGCGGCGAGTATGAGCACCTCAATATCCCACAGCTCTACGAGCCGCCGAAGCCGCCGAAGGATGCCGCGCCTGACACGCCGCCGCCGCCGAAGCCGACGACCGGGATCGGCTGGCAGGATCCGCGCGAGAAGGCCGGCGCGCTCATGTTCCCGGCGCGCTTCGATAGCCGCTACCTCCGCAGCGAGAAGCGCCGCCTCGGGACGTCCATGTTCGACGCGCAGCACCAGCAGCGCCCCTCACCCCTGGGCGGGAAGATCTTCAAGCGCGAGTGGTGGCGCTTCTATCGCAAGCCGACCGGCTGGCAGCAGATGCCGCAGGAGGAGCTCCTGCGCGCGCTCGGGGTCACGCGGGTCGCGACCGGATGGGATACCGCGCTCACGAAGGATCGCGCCAACGACTACACCAGCTCGACGACGATCGGCGAGGGATCGAACCGCTACCTCCTCCTCGGCCATCTCCTCGAGCGCATGGAGTTCCCCGTCGTCGAGCGCGCCATCATCGCCAACTGGTCGCGGTGGAAGCCGCACGGCGTGCCGATCGAGGGCGGCGGCTCGGCTTCGGGGAAGGCGGTCATCCAGACGCTCTCGACGAAGAGCCGCGTCCCTGCGCTCGAGGTCGCCAACATCGCGAAGGAGGTCCGCGCCGCGCGCGTGTCGCCGACCGTCGAGGCGGGCCTCGTGTACCTCCCCGAGGATGAGCCGTGGGTCGAGGGCTTCATCGCCTCGCTCGCGGCGTTCCCGAAGGGCGAGCACGACGACGACGTCGACAGCTTCTGCATCGCGCTCGATTGGCTCCTCTTCGGGAAGACGCTAGTCAAGCCGCGGGCCATTACCGCGTGAAGCGCTTCCGCGTCGAGCCGATCCCTCGAGGGCCGGCGAACGCGTTCGTCGCGATGCACCACCGCCACTCGGGGCAGGTGCTCGTCGATCGGTTCTCGCTCGCGGCCTTTGCCGGGCGGCGGCTGGTCGGCGTCGTCATGGTCGCGAACCCCGTCGCGCGACTGCTCGACGACGGCACGACGCTCGAGGTCCGCCGCTGCTGCACGGATGGGACGACGAACGTCTGCAGCTTCCTCTATGCCGCTGCGTGGCGAGAGGCGCGCCGGCGCGGGTGGAAGCGGCTCATCACCTACACGCTGGCGAGCGAGCGGGGGACCTCGCTGCGCGCCGCGGGATGGACGGCGACCGCATTCGTCCGCGGGAAGAGCTGGCACACGAAGTCACGGCCGCGGGACCGCGAGCGCGCGACCCCGGACCGGATCCGGTGGGAGCGGCTCGGGTGAGGCGCCGCTGCGGCTTCTGCCTCCTCGGTCGGCACGGCACCTGGCGCGGGGTCGTGCGCTGCTGCCTGCGCGCGCTCCTCCTCGGCCGATCGCTCGGGGCGAGCGTCGAGGAGGCGCTCCTCAGCCCAGGGGACGACGACCACTTCGACCAGCTCGCAAAGGTCGAGGCACAGCTCCGGGCGCGGGACCCTTGCGAGCCGGCCAGCGGCGCGGCAGGTTCCCCCGCTGGCGAGAGCCGGTCACGCGTCGTCGGTCGCAGAGACGGGGCGAAGAAGCAGCGGGGCACGCGAGGCGCAAGCCTCAGAGGGCGGAGCAAGCCGGACGCTTCGGGCCTCGGTCACAGGCCGAGATAGCAGGTAGGGGAGGTGCGGCCGCGCCCCTCATCCTGAACCCTCACGATGGATCTCGAGAGGTGGATCGCTGGTGGACCTTTGAGCGGGTCTGCTGCCGGCGTCCCGGTTCGATCCCGGGCGAGGTCCCTGCAGAGGCAGTCGGACACGATGACGTAAGGCCGAGAGGTCCCGCGCCCTGGTAAGCGCTTCGCTTCCTCAGCGAGTGCGCGCGGGAGGCCCAGAGCGGCGCCGAGATCGACGCGCGCCGGCATCGTGGCGGGAGCGGAGCGTTCGCGAGAGTGTTCCCCCTGCAGCGGCGGGTAGATCTTCGCGTCGACCAGGCGCCCAGGTCTGCCCGCCGTTCCTCTTGCGGCGATCGGCGAGGCCTCCTATCATCGGGGGACACCGTTCCACTTCCCGAGCTGAGGATCCACCGATGACCGCACCGAAAACCGAAGAGACGACCCCCGTGACCGATGCACCGGCCAAGGGCGAGGGCACTGCCGAGGGCGCCGAGGCGCCGGCGAGCGAGGAGGAGGAAGAGGGCGACGATGGGGAGTAGCGACTCGAGGGATTCGGGTCGCGATCGCGAGTGAGCTACCCGAGGGCGATGATGGAGTGAGGCGGACAGGCGTAAGTAGCAGCGCGGATCCTCGCGTGCCAGCGTGCCAGACGCCGCCAACTTCCGGAGCCCACTGGGCCGCCGGCGTCCTCATCCTTCGGGGTGGCGGCGCCGGTTTGCTTGTGGGAGCTCGCGGCCGCGTGTATCGTTTGCGACATGGCCAACCGCCCGCTCTTCAATCGGATCCGTGACTTCTTCGACCGCTCGAGCGCGATCGCCGCCTCGCCGGAGGAGGCCGCCCTCGCCATCGCGGCCATACCGGCCAACGGCAACGGCAAGCACCTCAAGCAGAGCGGCGTCACGCTCTCCGGCTTCTCCTTCGTGCCGAACGGCGACGGGACGGCGAACATCGTCCACCTCGAGAACCGCGGCCAGATCGACACCCTCACGGCCTACGCGGTCAGCGCCTATGCCTACGTCGCGATGCGCTACCGGGCCGAGAAGCTCGGCGAGCCGGCGCTCATGGTCGTCAGGGAGGACCAGGACGACTCGAGCGAGGAGTGGCTGCCGGAGCACCCGCTCGCGCCCCTCCTCGAGGAGCCGAGCCTCGACTACGACATGGGCGAGCTGCTCTATCGCACCTCGATCTATCTCGACATGGGTGGTGCCTGCCTCTGGGTGAAGGACAGCAACGGCCGCGGCCTCCCGGGCCGGCTCACTCCCTACCGGCAAGGCGAGTTCACGGTCGAGCCGACGCCGGGCCGGCTGCGCGGGAAGTTCATCGTCGAGACGGCGAAGGGCACGAAGACCCTGACCTCCGAGCAGGTCGTGCACTTCGTCGAGCCGCATCCCCTCGACTGGACCCGCGGCACCGCGCGCCTCGACGTCGCACTTCGCTGGCTCAACCTCTCCGAGAGCGTGCGGCAGAGCGTGAAGGATCTCCTCGAGAAGAGCGTCTGGCCGAGCGTCATCGTCCAGACCGACCCGACGTGGAACCCCGACAAGGACGAGCTCGAGCGCTTCAAGCAGGAGCTCGCGCTCTACGGCAAGACGAAGGGCGCGCCCCTCGTGCTGCTCGGCGGCGGCGGCGCGACCGTCGTCGCCGCGCAGATCAAGGACCTCCTCCCCGAGGGCCTCCTCAACCGCGTCGAGAGCATCGTCGCGAGCGTGTTCGGGATCCCGGCGATCGTGCTCCAATACCAGGTCGGGATGGAGAACGCGCCGTGGTCGCAGATGGAAGAGGCGCGGCGCATGGCGACCGAGGACACGCTCGATCCCCGGTGGCGCAGCGTCGAGCGCGTGCTGACCCGCCAGCTCCTCCGGCCGATGGAGGAGGACCCGACCCTCTTCGTCCGCTTCGACCGCTCGACGATCAAAGGCCTCCAGGCCGACCGGCTCGAGCAGGCGAGCCTCGCCCAGATGATGGGCCGGGATACCTCGCTCAATGAGCGCCGCCAGCTCGTCGGGATGGATCCGATCGACGACCCGGCCGCCGACGAGATCCCGGCCTTGCAGCCGCCGGCGCCGAACCCCTTCGCCCCGCCGGCGCCTGGCGCCGAGGACGAGGAGGAGGATGAAGATGAAGACGAGCCGCCGGACGATGAGGCGGGCCTCCCCGAGGAGGACCGGAAGGCGCTCGCCGCGGTGCGGCACGAGATCCGCCGGCAGCGGACCAAGCTGTCCACGGGGACGAAGGCGACCCGCCGCGGCCGCCTGGTCGGGCCGCTCCCGGTCAGCGACGCCGAGCGCGAGAGCTTCTTCTTCTCCTGGCGCGTCATGGCCGAGCGGCAGCTCGCGAGCGACGCCGCCGCCGTGACGTCCCTCGCCGAACGCATCCTGGGTGAGCCGAAGGAAGCGAAGGCGGCGACGGAGGCCGCCGGCGGGAAGGCGGCCGACGACCGGAACCGGCAGCGCTTCCTCATCGCCGTCGCGGCCTACTACAGGAACACCGCGGAGCCGCGTTGGAAGCGCGCCGCCGAGCCGCTCGCCATCACCAGCGCGCAGCGGCAGGCCTCGGCCATCGTCGCCGAGCTCGGGATCCGCTTCGACCTCGTGCAGCCGGAGGTCGTCCGCTTCGCGATCGAGGAGGTCGGCTTCCTCGTCAAGAACATCAGCGCGACGACGATCGAGGGGATCCAGCTTACCGTCGCCGCGGGCCTCGATGCTGGCGAGAGCACGACGGCGATCGCGCGGGCACTCCGCGACTCCGGCGGGTTCGGCGGCGCGCGCGCGAAGCTCATCGCCCGGACCGAGATCGGCCGCTCCCAGAACGGCGCGGCGCTCGAGGCGATCAAGGAGTACGGCGTCCGCACCGGCCGGATCTATGAGAAGATCTGGGACACCGCCGGCGACGATCGCGTCCGTGACGAGCATGCCGCGATGGAAGGCGAGGTCGCGCCCGTCGACCAGCCGTTCAGCAACGGCCTGATGTATCCTTCGGAGCCCAACTGCCGCTGCCGCTCACGCTTCCGCGAGGTCACCGTCACATGACGTTCAAGCTGCTGCTCTCCACGCCCGAGGCGAAGGCCCTGGGCCACAAGGCCGCCGGCACGTCCAAGGTCGCGCTCGGCCGCCTCGGCGTCCGCGACCGCGACGGCGACCTCCTCGAGAAGGGCTTCGTCGCGAACAGCGGCGACGAGGTCCCCGTGTCGCCCTGGAATCACTCGCTCATCACGGAACCCGGCAGCACGCGCGCCGGCGTGGGCATCGTCAAGGAGGAGGGCGACGAGATCGTCGCCTACATCCAGTGGGATGACACGCCGGAGGGGAAGGCGA